GCTGACAGAACTTTGCTTGCCTCACGCTCTTTCACGTCGTCGGGCACATACTTGTCGAGGTATTCCTTGAACGACAGCCCGAGTTCCTCACGGTGTTGGCGTGTGCGCTGATACAGGTCTTTATACTTGATTTCGGGGCTTGTAATCAGCGTATCGTTACGGCTCTCGCCCATATCACCGATAAGCTCCCGCCAAATCTTTTTACGGGCTTGCCAATAGCCCTTGCGGGTGTCGAGGATAGAGAACGGGGGGACGACGAAGCGGTCATTCAGTGAGCCGTTCTCAGGCTTGCTGTCAGCCGTCGAGCCGTTGCCGTCACCGCCGCCCGAGCCGTCGTTCTGCCATACGTCCAAGCCCCAATCGTCGAGCTCTGTTGAATCCCACTCGTTGGCGAGTGCGTCCATGTCCCATTCACCGTAACCGACGTTGTCCTTGATGATAAACTCTCGCTGCTCAGCGTCGGACAGCTCGGAAGCCTTGATAACAGGCACGGTCGGAGCGTCTTTCCATGTCGCCCAATAGCTGAGCAGGTTATCCCGCTCAGCCTGTGTCTTCTTCTGAAAGTCATTCAGCCCGGCGAGGCGTTCGTTCACCTCCATGATATCCATATCCTGTATGGCAAGGAGTGCCCGGTAACGCATATTACCGCCGAGCGCAACAAAGGTGTTGTCAACGACAACAGGGCGCAGCTCGAGCATTTTCGGCAGCACGAGAATGCTGTCAATCAACTTGTCGAACTTCTCCTTGCTGATAGTACGGGGGTTCGCCGTGTTGACCTTAATCTGTGTGATTTTTAAATGTTCCGTTTTCATTTTTCCCATTGTTTGTCTTGTTGAAATTCGCCGAACAGTCCCCAACGGCACATAGAGGCGTATATCGGGGTGTCGAGCAGGAATTGTTCTCTCAGTTGGCGGGGGTCGAGGCGGACGGTGTCAGTTTTCAGGACGTTCCCCTCCGTGTCCTGTATGCACCTATCAACCTCCTGTTTGCCGATACAACAGGCGAGGGACACGAGGATTGTGCGCTTGTACTTCCTTGCCGCCTCGATAGCGAAATGGCGGGCGGCAAGGTTCAGCGTGAGGTCTGCCTTGCTTGCGTCCTTCGTCCAAGGAGAGCCGCCCCCGATACGGCAGTTGCCGCCGTAGAAGTCAACAGCCAATTTGCGCCCTGTTGTACCGCAGTCAGCGATAGAGCTGTGGCGGACGTAACGTCCTGTGCCGTTGATGATAAGTTCATAGTCACCGCCGACACGGGTGCGCACGTGCTGTTCGACAGCCGCCGTGTCCGTGTCATGCAGCAGGGGGATAGCCACGATGAGTTTCTTGATTGTGCCCTCGTCCTCCATAACGACCTGCGTCTTGATGTCAAGCCCGCCGAGCCCACTGTCGAACAGGCTCTTGCAGACAATCTTGGCGATGTCATGGTCTATGGGCATTCCGTGAGTGTCGGGGTTGTCAACGTCACAGAAGCCGAAGAAGATACCTTGGTCGCCCCAACCTGTCAGCCCCTGAGCGATGTCGGGTGACTGTTGGCTCAGGTGGAGGTGGACGTTCAGGTCTTCGCCGCAAATGACATTCTCACGCCCCCAACGGGCTTGATACTCTCGGGTGTACCCGATTTCACAGACAGCCCGGCGGACGAACTGACGGAGCTGCTTGTTCGTAAACTTAGCTTTCGAGGCAACCTCGCCGCCAAGGGTAACGTGGCTGTCCTTAATCTGAACCTCGACGGCATATCGTGTGTCGGGGTCATGCGTGATGTACCTGTCAAGCAGGTACTGCGAAATGTAATCCGCAATCTTGTCGGGGTGTCCGAGCGATACGTATTCCGAAATTCTTAGCATGATACTGTGTTTTTAAAATATGAGTTCATACACAAAGGTAGTTAAATGTTTATAATATAATCACATTTTGGAGCAAAAACTGTCTAATTTGGAACGTTTTTACCCATTTTCGACACGTTTTAGGGCGTTTTTAGCCCGTTTATGGCGGTTTTTAGCAATTCAACGGTTTTCGTCCGTAACAGCTCTGAGGGCGTTGTACGGAACACCCGCCACCCCATGAGCGTGGCTGTGTTATACTTCTCGATGTCACCGAGGAAGCCCTGCGGTCGGACATGTCGCCCGCCTGTGTACACGCCGCCCTCAACCTCGAGGGCTATCTTGTGCTCGGGTATCGCATAGTCGAACCGCCACATCCGCTTCGGGTGGAAGCGGAACTCCTTGACACACTCAACGCCGAGGTCTGTTCGGCAGATCACCGTGAACACGTCGCGCCGCTGAGCTGTTATTTGATTCTTTTTCGCCGTCTGTCGGCTTTTCTTTTCGGTAGTGTTATCTTGTCCGTTCATATTCTTTTAACGCTGATATGGGGCTGAAAACACGGCAAGACGACAAACAGGGGAAACCGTGTCCCCTGTTGCCCGCCTGTGCCGGGTGTCGCCCTGTGTTGATTAAAACGGGAGGTCGTCGATGTCGTTCTGTCCGAGCGTTCCCTGTACCTGCATACTCTGTGGAGCCTTGGGCTTGATTTCTCTCATGCCGCCGAGGATAGGCAGGGAGCGTCGTTCCTCCTCTGTCATTGTCTCACGCTGTTCACGGGGCACGTCAGCCTTCACGCAGTGTGTCTCGTTGTACTGCGGGTTCTGCATTTCAATCGCCGTCAGGCTTAAATAACAGCCCTTTTCACCGAGGAACATGCCCTCGCATTCGTCAACCGGGATAATGAGGCAGCGTTTCGTCGCTGTCTGTCCTTTCAAATTCCGCATGAAAGCTCCTTTGAGCTTCAGCAGGTCGATTCTGATACCAAAATTTGCCATACTCTAAAAATTGTTTGAATTATTATTGTTCACGGCTGTAACACCGTCAGTTAGCTCTTTCAACTCGTAGTCGAGCGTCAGCCCTTGGAGGGTGTTGTCCTCCGTGTTGCGCTTGATACGTATGCGGTCGATGATAACCCCCTGCTGCTCTGCCTGTTGTATCACCTCGAGCAGCTGTTTTCTTACCTGTTCCTGTCTTTCCATTGTGTCGAGTGTTTAGCCCTTCATACGTCCGAGGAACGCAAGTCGGATAACGTCGTAAGCGTGCCCGGTAACGGCAAATTCGAGCATACAGTTATCATCAGCCGTGTCATTTATGCGCAGGATTCTGTACACCGTGCCGTTGCGAGTGATAGAACCTGTCAGCTCAATAGCCTCTGTCACCTCCTCATCGCTGTGTGTGTCGAAGAACTCCTCGAGGCTGTGGAGGACGTGCTGCGTCAGGTATTCCTCGCCGTACGCCTCCTGAATCTTGTTCTGTTTTCTTAATGCGAATCTCATATCATCGTAATGTTTTAAAATTGATATTTAGAACGGGCAATCCTCAACCGGGGAGAAATCAAACGTCGCCGCCTGTTCCGCCTCCTGTGTCCGTCGCAGGAGTTCCCGTTGTATGTGGTTCTCGTTGTCCCATACAGGCTCTGAGCCGGGCGTGTACGGGGCGTAACGACCGTTGTTCAGGTTGTACTTGAACTGCGCCGTTCCGCATTCTCCGAGATGTCTGAATTTCACTTTCTGCACGTGTACCTCGACCGTGTTCTCAGCCCTGTTACGGTGAACCACAATGCCGAAGTCCGCTTTATTGAAGAAGTTCGCCGAGCCGCTGATGTCATACAGTGTCGGGGCTTCGATAACTCCGTCCTTATTCCTTGGCTGCTTCGTCGGGTGCGCCATGAGTATTATCAGGATGTCGTTAGCCTGAGCGAAGTTGGTCAGCTTGTCAAGCAGCTCACTGATATACTGTGTTTCGTTACGCCCGCCCTGCTCACTTTCAAGCCTGTTGTACGGGTCGATAACGAGAGCTTTTATGCCCCGCCGACGAACGAGGTATTTAGCCTTGTCGAGGATATTGTCAACCTTGAAGTTATTATCAGGGGGAGCGATGAAATAGAAGTCCTGTTCGATATGCTCCTTTACCTGTTTGTATTCGCCGTATGTCAGCGTCTCACGGCTGAACTTCTTCCCCGTGAACTTCTCTATCAGCTTCGAGGCATGATACGCGAGAGGGGCGTTTTCGGGGCTGAAATATGCGAACCGCCACCCGTAGTTGATGTTCAGCCGCTCGGCGATCTCGTCGATGAACTCCGATTTACCCGAGCCGGGTATGCCTGTCACGATACACAGACGTTTGGTCTCGAAGCTCAACAGGCGGTCGAAGTTGGGGTGCCCGATAGTCACGCCCCGCTGCATACCGTGTTCAAACAGGGCGTCGAGGCTCTGTTCAAAATCGCTTACCGTGAACACCCCGTCGAGCTTTATTTCGGGAGCGTCGGAGAGGCATTTCAGGAGGCTCTTCTGTCCGAACTTCATCAGGTGTTCGTTAGCGTCTTTACAGCCCCCGCCGTACTCCAACACCCGGCAGCGTTCAGCCCCGAATCGGCGGATAAGCTCATCACGCAGCAGCACGCCCTTGGTGTCGGTGTCCGAGGCTATGTAGATGGTTTCCTTATCGTCGAAATACTCCTCTATGTAGTCGTCGAGGTAGTCGAGATTGGCGTTCGCCC